ATCTCGCGCGGAAAGGTAAAAGATCACGATTTCTATCCAAAAAGACATATATAAAAAAAAATACGTCTTGGGGTAAACCAAGACGAAATGAGAATACATAATAGAAATGTGTATTACAAATCCGTTTGGGTTTAACCCACGGGATTTTAGAACTCAAAAAGAGAGAAGGGGACCGTGCCCCCTTCTTTTAAAGGAAAATTTCCTAACCCGAGTTAGGAACTGAAGCGTAAATGTAAGCAAAAGGTACATTTAAAAAGAAAGAAAGATTAAAGTCGGTTCCAGCACCATTAAAGAAGCTGATGATTGAATTGTCGGAACCATTGTTAGGGGTTAGTATACTGGTCGACCAGTAATCAGAAGTTCGACCAAAACCAGCAGACCCCCAATTATTAACATACAAAGGATATGTCGATTGCATACGATAGTTAGTATAATTGGGAGCTTGAACATTTAAAGAAGGTTGCGTTGGATAAATAGTCATAACTACACCCTCATTCGTATAAGGCATTTCTTGAGTAAACCACCAAGGTGCATACGAAGAATCATGAGAAGAGGGAACAAAGAAACTAGATACAGCTTGAGAAGTATTAGACGCCTCAACATCACGCTGTGCGAACATCCAAATAGGATTTGCATTCCCAACCATAACATTAATCTGCCAATTAGTACTACCACGAGCACCGACAAAAGCTGGCATAAGCCAACTAAGGACAGAAGGACAAACAAAGTTAAACTTAGAAGAGGAACCACCAGTGATACTGGCAGCAGTGTCCCAACCATCTGCATCATAACCATATTGTTTAGGAAACCGACTCTGAGCGAACCAAGATAATTGATAAGAACTAGAAGTAGATGTGGTGGTCAAATAACGTATTTCTGTAAGATTCATCCTACGTATTAGTTGTCTAAACGAAATTATAGACTCTCCAAAATTGACCCTGTTAGAACCAGGATCATGAGAATGGACAGCACCACCAATAATCAAAGTATCAGGCTCGGACTTAGATTGGGGGGCCAGATAGGAGACCGGGGTATAAGGATTCGCTATATTATAACTAGTAGGATTAGCTAATTCAAAATTATCAGCTGCACGAACGAAAACCATAACTCCAATTTCAGGATTGGTTTCTGGACCAGTCAACTCAGTCAAGACTTCCATTTGTATTGTACCATTATGATAAAGAGGGTTATATGGAAAACCAGATGGCAATGTTACACCAGAACTACTAGTTGCAGAATTCCATGGGAAATTCCACGTAGAGTTCTGCTTAACAAAAGATTCGGTAGATAACCAACCCAGAGCTTGCTGATAAGGTATACGAACCTCAATATCTGTATCAACTGTTAAGTCAACAATAATATTAAAAACAGCATTGCTAGGGGCGGTAGCACCAAAAAGATTGTTAGCAGTATCACCAGCAGGGTCAAATAAAATTTGAACACGGCCTCTATGAAACCTAGTACAAACAAATTTAAAACGGTAGATAATGTCGCCACGCCAATTATTAAATGGAGCTGAACCCCAAGCTAAAGGAGTCATATAAAGTGAGGAATTGCCATTCCCCAAGTCAGCATTACCAGCATAATAAAGACCAGGGCAAGGATTAGACCAGAATAAAGTGGCTCCAACCGAAGTGGCGCCGTACCAAGAAGCCGTTGTAAGATAGGATTCATGACCGACAATATGTTGGATAGCTAACTCATCAGTAGACGGGAGGCCTAAAACCCCACTATCAATACTAAGCTCATTCTTTACATCAACAGTAAGTTTCTCATAATTATAACCAATTTCGGTAGTAGCTAACGGAGCAGACGCAACAGGTCGCAAAGGCATAACATTATCAATAACAGGAACATTAGTAAAACCAAATAAACCTGCTATTTTACCAATAGCAGAAGCACCCATTTCAGTAGCAGTAGCAAATGGTCCAATAACTGGAACCTTGGTTAACATACGAGCAACACGAGCAACAGTGGATGCAGGCTTGGAAATAGGCCCATCACCATACTCATCACGGGACTGAAGAGCGAGGCCAACACTAGGTCCCATCAAACGAACATTCTCAGCCCAAGCGTAAACTTGCATGGTAACAGGATCAGTAGAAACGGATGAACTTTGTAACGCATAAAAAACCATCCAGGTAAGAGCACCCATATTGGTAAAGTCTGTGCTACTAGTAGTAGTTAGCCAATTAGTTTCTTTAAAAAAAGGCAATATCATCTCACCACCAGAATTGGACTGGGGACTAATCCACACACCGGGTCTTTGCGACCACAGTATCAAAGAATTAGCACCAACAGTATCCGGCAGTGTACCAGGGTTAAAAGTTTGTAAAGGTTGATAAACCCACTTGCCAGCACCAAAGTAAAAAGGTGAAGAATTAAGTAAAATTTTGATATGTAGGTCACACTGTATAAAACCATAATTATTTAGCTTATACTGAACCCGGGCATTACTAAAAAAGAGATTCCAAGGATAGATAGTCTCATAATAAGCCACGGGATTCCCTTGAGTCCAACTCTGAGTAGCAATCAAAGTAGGACGAGAGAGAAATTGTTGAATATCAGCATTAATAGCAGTATGGTCAGTCAAAACAGGGCCTTTTAAAAAGGCAGCATACCCACCAAAGTCACCCTTTTCTTCATCTAAAAATTGTGTAACTTCCTGAGTAGTTAAAGTAGGTTGTTCACCATTACTAGTATCAGCAGTTGAACCAGAAGGTTCAGACGTACTCTGGAAGTATAAAGCATTCAATACAATTTCGGCGTATTGATCACCGTCCAATTTACAGTCGAGGAAAGACTGTTTAGTAAAAGTAAAATTATTGCTTGGTCACTTTAACACGCTTGCAACCGACCATGGCTGCAACGTGGTGACTCTCCAAATTTGAGGACCAGCTAAACTCTTCCCAATTTGTATGGGATTTCGGGGATCGCCCTAGCAAGTCTGAATCAGTTTCCACACTCTTATCACTTTTAGAAGAGTCAAAATTTCGTTTTAAGCAGTAACTAAACTGAATCTGTGTCTTTTGGTTTATATGGACTTCACACAACAAGCCCTCTTCAACTTTGGATTGAAGCACGAGATTTTCAGGGGGAACTAGAGGTTCCCAAGAATCTATTTCGGCGTCGTCAGGCACCGCTACTATCTCACACTTTCTCCGCAGTCTAATGTGTTTTGACGATAACCAAAAACGGTTGTATAAGGATTCCCAGGAAGGGAATGTAGAAGATTTAACGTAGAGAAATAAACCAGCATCCGTCACAATATCTTGTAAAAGGGCTTTTCTATTTTCAAAGGTAGACTTGCCATAAAAGAAATACTCACGAACAGCACTACTAACAGCATCAATAGTTTGTTCTTGCAATGTAACAGCAACACACTTCGACCTAACGCAAATAGTGAGCATTTTTTCAATGGACTCATGATCTAAAGGTGCCAAAAAAGCACCAACATCTTGATCCCATTTCCACGATCTCTTAAGAAAAGTAATCTTCTCTATAGGTTCATGTAAAGTGGATTCGTCTTCCTTTCTAGCCATAGTATACTCTATACCTAAAGTCTTAAAAACAGACTGTATAGCAGTATGATTAAACCAAGTAGCAGATGAATGAACATTAGACGCATTATCGTCTCCATACGTTATCAACTTCACTTTGGACTTAAAGTCCCTACAACCACCACTTGGATTAAGGAGGGAAAAACAATACCTCATACCCAGCGAATTACCTAAACTATTAATAATAGCGGTTAATAAAATCCCAGAAGGTGATCCAGTCAAAAACTGAACCAAATCTCCCTGGAAATTAGCAAACCAAAACATAGTATCATAGGCAAAACACCAAGCACGTTGAATCGTTT